GCGGTATGAGTAATATGAAAGGGGGAGTATAATAATATATGACAAAACTATATATATACTCTTATTTATATATATTTATTACCTTGTAGAGCCTATTGTTGCAGGGTTTTTAGTTTTGTCAGGATTTTCTGACAAAAGTATGACAAAAGTGGAATGAGTATGACAAAAGTACAAACAAGATTGAAGAAGGAATTGAGGGATAAATTGCCCCAATTTGTAGTCGATTTACTAGAACAAGAGGATATAGTAAGATTTGTAAAGAAATATCCAGGAGCAAGATTAATAGATGCGAAGAAATCACAACATAAGAAAGACAGTTAAGGTTGAAGCTACTCTTGAAGAAGGTATAGAAGATATGCCTATTGAGTATATGAATCACGATGAAAAACATTTAACTAAACGTCAAAGGTTATTAGTCTGGAATGCAGTCAACGATCCACAACTCACATGGGCTGAAGCGGCCAAGAAAGCAGGATATAAGAATCCTATTGTTATCGGCAGATATATGCATGAGGGTAATAAGTATGCGCATGTTAGACGGGAGTATGAACGATTGATGTCGGAAGCTAAGAAGAAGTTTGAGCTTACGCATGATAAGGCTGTAGAAGATTTATATACTATTCGGGACTTAGCATTAGAGTCGGGATCCTACTCTGCTGCTATACAGGCACAAGGATTACTTTTGAAGGTCGGGGGTCTAATCGTAGATCGTCGGGAAGTATTGCATGGAAAGATTGACCAGATGAGTCGGGACGAGGTAGAGAGAAGGTTGAAGCAATTGATCGGGACTAAAGCTATAGAGAACTCGTCGGGATCTAATATTTTAGAAAACAAAGAGTCGGGATCTAAATAGTCAGGGTGTCGGGATTTAATCCAGATATCCCTTGTAGTAGACATAAGCTAAACCAAGAATACTACCTATTGCTAGGTAGCCTATCAATATCCATAGGAGTACCTCAATCATTAGCTACCTCCTTTCTAAATTCGTCTTCACTCATTAAACCGTTATCAATAAAGAAATCTTCAAGACTTTCTTTTATTTCTTCTTTAGCTGTTTCAACACTTCTATTGGCTAAGTAATCTAAAGTTTCAATAGCTTCTTCATAAGTCTCGCACCATTCTTTTAACATTTGTTTAGGTATTGGCATTAGCGTTCTCCTCGTCTTCACATTCTGTTAACCAATCGTCAAAGTCGTTAGCTAATCCGTTAGGCATATTATTATTTAAGACAACGGGTTTAGGGTTGTCGCTCCATTCAACTAAGATAGTAGCTGATACTATTCTTCTTGGGTTATCCATTAGCTACCTCCTGTAGTTCGTTAATTTCATCTTCAAAACAATATTGAATACCTTGATATAGGTTTTCCCAACTTACCCCATAATTAGCGTCATGGTTATCTACAACTCTTTGTAGAACGTCCATACAGTCATCATCAGTAAGTTCTAGGTCAACCTTCTCGGGCATATCCTCGTTTAGTATTTCTAGTTGGTCTTTAACATCTTCTATCGCCCATATAATAGCAACAGAGTTATTGCTGTTATATCCGTTTCCATATTCTTTTACTTCGCTCATTCTTGACCTCCTATAGTCTTGGTTTAAATATTTCTACTAAAGTGTCTAACTTATCCTTAGGTACATTTTTTAAATGGTCGGGGGTTTCATTAGGTTTTAGATCGATTTTTACTAAATGGCCTTGATTAGATAATCTCTCCATTTTGTCTTCTGCCATATCAAGATCTGGAGTCTCCATAGCAATTCGGTAGCTGTTATCTACCTTGTTATAAACTTTTACTTGGTATTTCTTCATTAGTCTTGCTCCTTTAAAATTAAGGTAAATCTACCTATATATATTTCATTCTTTTCTTCATCAATAGAACATTCATCATCTATTTTAGAAAAGTCTATTGGATTATGATTTGTATTCTTCATAAGATTGTCGTAAACATCAGATATAAACCTTTTGTTATCTATTTGTTTGCTTATACTCATTATTCTTTTCCTATTAAAATAACTTCGCCACTATTTTCATAACCACTCATGCCTGTATCAGCTACTTCAATACCACCTAGCCAATAGTTAGTGATATTAAAATCTGGATTGTTAGGGTTGTCTTCTAATACTCTTATAGGTAAATCTTTGTTTTCAATTTGATTTAGTAAACCTATTAATTCTTTAACTGTCATTAGTCTTGCTCCTCTCCTAACCATAACTTAGTTTCTATAGTGTCTCCCTCAAACTCCCAAACATAATCCCAATTAGTGCCGTAATATTTGTTTAGTAATTTTACTAATTCTTTTTCAAATTCTTTATTCATTAGTCTTGCTCCTTTAAATATTTCTCTCTTAAATCTTCTGTAAATTTAAAAGCATTTTCTAAATGCTCATGGTCATTAGGAATATTAAACTCCTGTTGTAGTTCTTGTAATGCACAATGTATGCTTTCAAGTTTTGTATGTTCTATATCCATTAGTCTTGCTCCTTATTAGTATCGTGTCCAAAATATATTTGAAACTCTTGTAAAGTCCACTCTTGCATTTTGTCTTGCATGTTGTCCTCATTAGTCATATGTTCATCTACATATTCTAAGTAGTCATTTAGTGTCGGTATTTTTTTAACTGCCATTAGTCTTGCTCCTTGTTAAATTGTTCCCAGTAGTCGGGATTCGGGGTTGTAGTCATTTGAAATATGGGTTGGTCGGGTAGCCTTACTTTAAGTTGTCGGGCTTGTCTTAATATGTCGGGGTATGTCGGGTTGCCCTCCATAGCGAACTCTATATTAGTTCTAAAAATTCTTATATATGTCATTGTTGTTGTCTCCTGTAAAAAGCATTTTATACACATGCTTAGGTGTACGGAGTAAATCCTAAATTACTTCATCCCCTCTATATATTCTTTTGCTTTGTCTGTATTTACATAATCGCAAATATCTAAACGCCTTTTTTGGGTTGCTGTATCTAAGCTGTCCCAATCACTAGGAAAAGAAATGCCGTTGATAGTCTCGTAAAATCTTTTTCTTTGGTTGTTGCTCTTTCTGATAGATTCTTCAGTTTCACTTTCAGACATTAAAGCAAAGATTCTTGAAATGTTGCTAACAGTTTGCAACTGATCATCACAAGAAATTAAATCATCATCTTTTAATAACTTTCTTGCTTGTTCTTCAAAATCATCAACTCTTATTTCTTTGTTTGGATTAATCCAATATAAATGCCTAGCAGTTGTATTGCTCCAATCGTTAACGCTAATTAAATCATCAATAGCTACTAAAGTTTGGTAAGAAAAAAACAACTCACGCCCATTGACCATATGGCTATATAGGTTTTTAGTTGTTCTTAAATATCTAGGCTTAGAGCCTTGCAAGTCTATTTCACTTTTTAAAATACTCACTACGATACCTCTAATTGTAGTTCACCATTTTTCGCACAGCCTGTTAAATGGTCATCTTCTTTTAATAGTTCATTTACTGTTTCTGTCCAGTTCTTACTAGGCGAAATAGTAAAACTATCTTCGCAAGTAGAAACTAAAATGCAATCAGCATCTTGTATGTTTCCATAACATGGAACATTTTTTATTATTACTTTACTCATATATATATTCTCCGTTTTATATGTTGCAGGGTTTATCCCTGTATATAAGATTATAAGTTATATTGTACTAATTGTACACAACTATAGTTGTATATGTTCTATATAAGTATTCATATAATCAATTAATAGCATCTAGGGGGGTTGTCGGTCTGGTATAAAAAATATATCGGGTTTCGGGCTATATCGGGCTATTTCTTCGGGTGTCGGGTTGTCGGGTTAGTCCCTTTATATTGTCGGGCTTCGGGCTTCATATTAAATAATGGGTTATAGGGGGCAAAACAATACCTATATAACCTATAGGATATAGCCCTTAAAAAATAGATCTATAACTGGGCGATCAACTGCAAGATCCTACAGGGGATCACTCAACAATTAGTGTACTATCTGTCTAATATGACTTATAATATCTATAACAGGGCAATTAAGCCCTGCATTTACGGAGTGTAAATTATGAAGAACTTAATTTTAAAATGGCTAGGACTGGATCAGCTAGGCTTTACCAAGCTAAGAGGCGCTAATGGTTTATTTGATCTAGTAGAAAATGAACTAAACATGCATTATGATCTAGACGGAATTTCTAGCAAGTTGGAGGACTATATAGGATCAGTTGATGATCTAGAATACAAGGCTAATAAGTGGGACGATATGGCCGACAAGGTCGAAGATCTAGATATAAACGAAATCGTTGCAGATATAGAGGCTAAATTAGATCTAGATAAGATCCAAGAACTAGATGATCGTCTAACTGAATTACTAGCTGGTTATAAGCTAGATGTTCAATTAGTAAAGGAGGATTTCTAGATGTATAAGATAGTAAGATTTTGTTTTGATAATAATAATCCTGATCATCATAAGGTGGTCAGGTCTGGCCTAACCTTAGAAGAAGCCCAAGACCATTGTCAGAGAGACGACACGCGAGAAGCTGGCGTTTGGTTTGACGGATATGAGGAGGAGTAAGAAATGAAAAAATATCAAAACCCTTATATTGATTGCCCCCAATGTGGAGACTATGAAAGCTTTTTAGCTGTTGATCCTGAACTAGGGGCAGAGGAAGGTGGTAACTGTCAATCCTGCGATCATACAGTAGAAACGCCTAGATGGCTGTCAGAGACTGGCAAAGTGTTTGGGAGGGACTATATATAGATTGTCGGGCATCGGGATTAAGGGAGGCTTAGGCCTCCTTTTTTTGCCGGTAATATTTATTTAGTAAGAGAATAATATCCTTGGATCCCCTGGACTCTTGGCAATAGGTGTGCAGCATAACCGCCTGGAAACCCGCATTCCTACGCTATACCCAGTAGCAATAGATCTGTCAGATCATATAGATTAGGGACTCTAACGGGTTGAAAAAGCAGGATCCAACGGGTAAACAGCGGGATCCCCCACCACCCAATATAAAAACTAGGTACTTTATACAAGGTAAATAGGTAGTATTACAGTTAAATAATATACCATTTTTTTAGGATTCCACTTTTACTTGTATAAGGTACCCTATTCCAGTTATAATTTTCCCAAAGGTTTTGCAGGTAAGCTTGAGACACTTCGCTCAAACTCTTCTCCAAAAGATTCACACTTGCCTGCAAAATTTTTCTAGGAGAAAAAAAGATATGGCAATTGATACAGATTATTCATTCCTAAATTTGCCCCAGGCAGGTTCTTCTGCGCGAGGACCAATTGCAAGGCCATCTTTTGATCCAGTAGATTTTAGTTTCAACGTTGACAGATACGCCCCTAGTAATCTTCCAACAGTTGATACGTTTGCTCCAAGTCCTACACCTCTTTCTGCAGATCAGAACGAAACCGTTTTAACAAACGCTCGTCCTTTTGAAGACGTAGAGACACTTGGAGCAACATTTGGCGCCAAGCTTGCCGAGACTGAAAGATTCTTTGGCGAAAGAGTTTCTAGCTTACAAGGCAATATAGATGATTTAATCAATACCAAGAGTGATTTAACCAAACAATTAGAAGCTGCTTTCTTACAACAAGATGAAATGAGTCAGCAAGCTATTGAAGAACAAATTGCTGCCTTAGATGCTCAGAGGGCGGAGCTAACTGCTCAATTAGAAGCATCTGTAGCTGAGGCAGAGGCGAATGGCGTAGATGCTGTAGCCGCAGCAGAACAGGTTGCAGCTGAACAGATTGCTACGCTTGACCAACAGATAGCCCAGACATCTCAAGAACTACAAGCAGCACTTGCCCAGCAAGATGTTATTAGAGCTGAGGAGTCAGAAAAAAGATTGGTAGAGCTAGAGAATCAAAAAGTGACTCTAACAGACCAATTTACTCAACAGCAAAATACTTTACAAGAACAGTTCGGCCAGAGAGAGGCAGAATTAACAGGAACAATAGATAGCTTACAGGGTGAAATAAATAATATAACTGGAGCAAGGGACTCTGCTATAGCCGAAAGGGACCAGGCAATTGCCCAACAAGATACGATTAGAGCTGAATCTGCAGAGGCGCAAGCCCAAGCACTTGACGCCCAAGCAAATGATTATCAAGCGCAGTTGGATGAGTTGACAGGACAGAGTTCTCAATATCAAGGTCAGCTAACCGAAAGAGATCAAACGATTGCAGATTTACAGGCGCAGATTGCTGCCTTGCAAGGCTCTGGACAGCCTCCAGCAGATACGCCTCCACCTCCTCCACCTAAAGATAATGGCAGACCACCTGTACCGCCAACACCACCTTACTTGCCTCCTAAAATAGATGACCAAATATTTATAGATGATGGTCCTGTCTTTGGACCAGGTGATATGGATGGATTACCAATTAATATTGGTGGACCTCCTTTAACAGAACCAATAGCAAATCCTAGAAATCCTGGTATGGTAAAGATTATAGAAGATAAAATTAGAGATGCAGGCGGAGAAAGAATTGTATATGGAGAACCTAAACCTTTACCAAAAGCTCCTGTTTTAACAAAACCTAGAAATCCAATTAGTTATGGCGGAATAGGTGGAAAAGATATAGGACGAGATAGGTTTTTTTTAAGATAAGGAATAAATTATGATGATGGATAACGAACCAAGAATGCAAGATAGAAGCCCAGAAGGGCAAATGTTCGCGATTGAATCAGAAATTAAAAATATGATGAAAGATTATGAAGTCGCTGTAAGAAGCGGAGATAATCAAAGAGCGCAAATGATTGCGGATCAAATTGGCAAGCTAGAAGAAATGAAGATTGAGATTCAAAGCAAATTTGTTTCTGAAGAAGGGGACCCAATGGGAATGAATCTTTCAATGCCTAGTATATATAATTATCGTTTAAGAAAATCTTTAGAATCTGGAAATATTGATGATATAAAATCAGAGCAAAAAGGTATAAGAAACTCTGCTATAAGGGATATGGATATGATTCAAAATTCAGGAATGATGCAAGATGATCCAAATTATGCAGAAAGAATGATGCAAATGCTAAAAGGTGTTAGAGGTAATTACGCTGAAGGTGACGAAGTAAAAAAAGGTGGGCCTTTAGGCTTAGGAATTATAGAAGCAATTAGAGGGGGTGTTGGTTCAGCATTTACAGATCCTATGTCTGCTCAAAACTATGCTATGAACGCAATGAAAGGCAGGATGAAACAAGATGAGCCAACTATAAGAGAAATGTTTGAAAAAGAATTTAAACAAGCAAGAATGGAAGGCAAAGAAATATTTGAATTTATGGGTAAAATGTATAATACAAAAACAGCTGAAGAGGTGCAAGGTATGTCAAGAGGTGGAGAGTTCCCAGACCTAACAGGTGACGGACAAGTTACTCAAGCTGATATTTTAAAAGGTAGAGGCGTAGAGTTTGCCAACGGCGGAGAAGCTATAGGCGACGAACTTGCTGGTATAGCTATGTCCGAAGAAGAAGCTATGGCTGAAGTTGGCAACGCAGAAAAAGAAATGGCGATGATTCAACAGCTTGTTGTTGTAGTTCAACAATTACTAGCTGAAGGTATATCTGAAGATGATCTAGTTGCTTTCTTAAAAGAACAAGGCTTAGACGATGAAGATATAGATAGTCTAATGCAAATGGTTTTACAGTCTCAGTCAACTGAAGCACCTGATCAAATCGGTCAAGAACTGCAAGGTATGATGTAATGGGATTTTTTACCCAAGCAATTACTCAAGGTCCTGGTGGGCAAATGTATACAAACGGTTCTATGCAGACTCCGTATAATCCGCCCATGCAAGATATGAGAGCTAGACCTCCTCAACAAATAGGAAATATGATGATGCCAAGACCCCCTCAAGGCGGTATAGGCTCATTCCCTAATCCTTTTGGTAATAGAGGCGGATTTGGTAATCCTTACGGCGGTAGCCGAGGCGGATTCGGACAGCAACCTGGATTTGGTGGAGGCTTTAGACAGCAACCTCAATTTGGTGGTGGTATGTACGGTAATCCATACGGCGGCGGTGGCTTTGGTATGCAAAGACCTCCTCAGTTTGGTGGTGGATATGGTATGCAACAACCTGGATTTGGTAACAATCCATTTGGCCCAAGACCGCAATTAATGTATGGAGGTGCTTTTAGCGGACCTCCTCAATTCGGCGGAGGCTACGGCGGTGGCGGATACAGAAGAATGCCTCCAATGTTTGGCGGTGGGAGTCCCTTTGGACCTGGATTCGGCGGTGGTATAGGCGGTATGTTCCCTGGTATGGGAGGCGGATACGGTCAAAGACCTCCGATGTATGGCGGTGGATTTGGCGGAGGATTTGGAGGTGGATTTAGACAGCAACCCCCTAGTTATGGTGGTATAGGCGGTGGTGGTGGGTTTAATAGACCGATGCCTCAACCAATGCCTATACAAATAGGTAAACCTCAACCGAGGCCTATACAAGTAGGTGGACCAGTAAGACCTCCTTTAGATAGTATTAGACCAGTAAAACCTAAACCTATAAATATGCTTGAAAGACAATTTCCAAAAGATTCTAATGACAGAGACAGATTTAATCGTTTTCAAAATGTAAGAGCTATTCCTTTTCAACAAACAGCATTCTAAAAAATGAATGAAGATTTACCAAATGTTGAATCTATAATTGCACCTCTAAATATTCAAGAACAAAGAGAAGCTTTTGGCGGTCCTTTGTATCAAATGATGAACCCTAGCGGTAAAAAAATAGCAGATGCTGTAAGCGGTGGTATTAACAGTTTAACAAGTGATCCTACTAATTTTATGGCTGGTGGTTTTTTTGTTAAAAAAGGTGTCAAATATACTTTACCTATGTTGGAAGATATCTTACAAAAGTTTAGATATGCTCAGTCTTTGCGTAAAACAAAAATACCAAAAGATAAAACAGAAGCAAGTAATTTAGAAAGAAGCTTACCGTTTCAAACAGAAGATGAAATTATTGAAGCAATTAATACAATAAATCCACCTCAAAGAATGAATCTAAAATTATTTGAAGAGTTGCGTAAAAAACATAATATCTAAATGAATCTTTCAAATTTAACTGAGACAGAGCTGAAAGAAGCTCTAATGCTCAAAGAAAAGTTGGACGGCTTTGAAACTCAAGATAAATGCCAAAACGATTTTTTGTCCTACGTGGAACATATGTGGCCAGAATTTATATGTGGTCGCCATCATAAGATTTTTGCAGAAAAACTTAACAAAGTAGCAACAGGAGAGATTAAGCGTTTAATTGTTAACATGCCTCCTCGTCATACCAAGTCAGAATTTGCATCTACCTTCTTCCCATCATTTATTATGGGTAAGAAACCTAAGATGAAGATTATGCAAACAACCCATACAGGGGAGCTAGCCGTACGATTTGGTCGTAAAGTTAGAAACTTGATGGACCAAAAAGAATACAAGGATGTATTCCCAGAAGTTAAACTGCAAGCCGATAACAAATCAGCTGGACGTTGGGAAACCAACAAGGGCGGAGAATACTTCGCAGCTGGTGTGGGTGGTGCTGTTACTGGTAGGGGTGCGGATCTATTAATTATTGATGATCCTCATTCAGAGCAAGATGCTCTTAGCCCAAATGCTTTGGAGTCTGCTTGGGAATGGTATACCTCTGGACCTAGACAGCGTTTACAGCCTGGTGGAGCTATAGTATTAGTAATGACTCGTTGGTCTTCTATAGATCTAACAGCTAAACTATTGGACTCCCAAAAAGAAGCACTTGCAGACCAATGGGAGATGATAGAGTTTCCTGCTATTTTTCCAGAAACAGACAATCCTTTATGGCCTGAGTTCTGGCCTAAAGACGAATTATTAAAAGTTAAGTCTTCCATTCCAGGAATCAAATGGAATGCTCAATGGATGCAAAATCCTACAGCAGAAGAAGGAGCCATTATAAAAAGAGACTGGTGGAAGCGATGGACTCATAAGAGCATACCACCTGTTAAATATATTATGCAGTCATACGATACTGCCTTTTCTAAAAACCAAACTGCTGACTTTTCTGCTATATCGACTTGGGGTGTTTTCAAACCTTCAGAAGATGCTCCTGATTGTTTAATATTATTAGACTGTCAAAAAGGTCGTTGGGACTTTCCAGAGCTAAAAGAAATAGCTATGCGTGAATACACTTATTGGGAATGCGATATGGTTCTTATTGAAGCCAAAGCATCTGGAACTCCGCTTACTCAAGAACTACGGCGAATAGGTATCCCCGTTGTTAATTATTCTCCAACTAGAGGCCATGATAAACACTCTAGGATGCATTCGGTTGCTCCTATCTTTGAATCAGGAATGGTATATGCACCTAACAAGACCTTTGCAGAGGATATGATAGAGGAATGTGCGTCATTTCCATTTGGTGCTAACGATGATTTATGTGATACTATGACCCAAGCCCTAATGCGTTTTCGTGAAGGTGGATTTGTTTCTTTGGCAAACGATTACGAGGACAAAGAAAGGCAAAGACCTCTTAGGATGTATTATTAATATGGCAGTAGAGAATAAAGCAAAAGAAGATAGATATAGTATTAATAAAAAATTTCTTTCAGATTTTCATAACAACGTTTTATCTACAGGCAAAGAAGGCAAGGAAGGAAAAGAAACTGTTACTATGAAAATAACATCAGTTGGTATAGCCAAAAATAAACATTATTTGTTGCCTAGATTTGACCCAGAGACAGGAAAGGAAATAAAAAATGACGATGAGCTACTTAAAAAATATATGCCATATATAGAATCAGGTAAGATAAAAAGCTATAGTAGTGTAAAGGAAGCAGAAGCTGATAGAGCAATTATGTATCCTAAAATTATAGGAAAGAAAAATGGCAATTGAAAAACAATTTTCAGAAGAAATAATAGATACAACAACAACAGAAGACGCTGATGCTTTAGACTCTGAAATTATTGAAGTCTTAGATGCTATGGGCGAAGGCGAAGATAATATTCAAATGCAAGAAGACGGTTCTGCAATATTAGGCCCAGAAGAACCTATGATGCCAAATGTAGGTTTTGCAGAAAATTTAGCAGAAGTTATATCACCTCAAGAGCTATCTACTATCTATATAGAATTAGTAGGAGCTATTGAAAGCGACAAATCATCTAGAGAAGATTGGGAAAGAACTTATACCGATGGACTTAAATACTTAGGTATGAAGTTTGACGATAACAGGTCTGAGCCTTTTGCAGGAGCTAGTGGTGTTATTCACCCTTTATTAGGAGAATCAGTTACTCAGTTCCAAGCGCAAGCATATAAAGAATTACTACCAGCTGGAGGCCCTGTTAAAACCCAAGTAATAGGTGCTTATGATGGTTTAATTGAAGAGCAAGCTCAAAGAGTTAAAGAGTTTATGAATTATCAGATTCTTCACGTTATGGAAGAGTATGATGAAGAATTAGACCAAATGCTTTTTTATCTACCTCTTGCAGGTTCTGCATTTAAAAAAGTTTACTACGATGAAACTCTAGGAAGACCTGTATCTAAATTTGTAGCTCCAGAAGATTTAATTGTTCCTTACTATACAACTGACTTAGAAACCTGTTCGCGAATTACTCATGTTGTTAAGATGCCAGAAAATGATGTAAGGAAATTACAAGCTATTGGCTTTTATAAGAATGTAGATGTTGAGTCTGGAGATAATGTTACTTTAAATTCAGACATACAATCAGAAAAAGAAAAGTTAGAAGGTATGGAGCCAAGTTATGATGATGGTGAAGTATCTGTTTTATATGAAGTTCATTGCAATTTAGACCTAGAAGGTTTTGAAGATATGGGTCAAGATGGTGAGCCTAGTGGGGTTAAGTTGCCTTATATTGTAACTATAGACTCTAACAGCGAAAATATTTTAGCTATCAGAAGAAACTTCAAAGAAGAAGATCCAATGAAGAAAAAGACTGAATACTTTGTTCACTTTAAATTTCTTCCTGGACTAGGTTTTTATGGGTTTGGTTTAACACACATGATTGGTGGTTTATCCAAAGCTTCTACATCTATTGTTAGACAGTTAATTGATGCTGGTACTCTAGCTAATTTACCTGCTGGTTTTAAAACTAGAGGTATTAGAATTAGAGATGAAGACGAGCCAATACAACCAGGTGAATTTAGAGATGTTGATGCTCCAGCAGGATCGCTTAGAGATGCTATTCAACCATTACCATTTAAAGAACCAAGTGGTACTTTACTTAATTTATTAGGTTTATTAGTACAATCTGGTCAAAGATTTGCTTCTATAGCAGATACAAATATTGGTGAAGGTAACTCTCAAGCTCCTGTAGGAACTACTTTGGCGCTTATGGAAAAATCAAGCAAAGTATTATCTGCTATCCATAAAAGATTACATAACGGTCAGAAAAAAGAATTTAGATTATTAGCCACTATTTTTAAAGATAGTCTGCCTCCTGTATACCCTTATGCGGTATCAGGTGGCAACATGCAGGTTAAACAACAGGACTTTGATGACAGAGTTGATATATTCCCAGTAAGTAATCCAGACATATTTTCTACCAGCCAAAGAATAGTTATGGCGCAAGAAATGATGCAGTTGGTTCAATCTAATCCAGAGATCCATGGTCCTGGTGGAACTTACGAAGCTTATAGAAGAATGTATGCTGCTTTAGGTGCAGATAATATAGACCAACTACTGATGCCACCACCAGATACAACTCCTAAACCTATGGAGTCTGGTATGGAAAATAGTGGTCTTATGATGGGTGGACCAGCTCAAGCATTTCCAGAGCAAGACCATGATGCACATATAGCAACTCATGTGTCTTTATTAAATATGGCTCCTGTTCAAATGAATGCTCAAATACAAGGAAACATACACTCGCATATTATGCAGCATTTACAGTTAAAAGCAGATGCAATTGCTCAACAGCAAATGCCTCCAGAAGCTATGCAACAGTATCAACAAATGCAACAACAAGCTCAACAGATGCCTCCGCAAGAAGCTGCTCCAGTTATGCAACAAGCTCAGGCAATATTGGCTCAATTTAGTTCGCCAATCATGTCTGAACTAATGCAACAATTCTCTCAACAGGTATCAACTCCGCCAGAGGAAGATCCTCTTGTAACAATTAGAAAACAAGAACTTGCACTTAAGGGTCAAGAACTTTCTCAAGATCAAGAGCAGTTTGAAGCTAAAGAAAGAATGAGAATGGAAGAAAAGCTACGTCAAGATAAGATTGATGTAGAAAGAATACAGGCTCAAAAAGATATAGCAGAGTTAAAAGACGATACAACTAGAGATAGAATGGATCAACAAAAAGAACTTAAATTAATTGATATTGGTTTAAAACAATTGTAAGGTACACTATATGAAAAACGTAAAAGTATTAAAAGGAAAACAAGGTTACTCTAATAAGGGTTCCGTGCCATTTAAAGCTGTTTCAGAAGCACCTAAAAAAACCAAAGCTTCCTCTACTCCAGGAATGGGTAAAGGGAAGGCTAGAGGTATGGGCGCTGCTGAATTTGGCGGCAAGTTTTCTGGTATATATTAAATGTCAGTTCTTTGGCTGTCTGAACAGCTAAAAAAAAGAATTGCTGAAAAGAAAGATGATATTCAAGTCTCGATTATGAATGGGGCTAAAGATGTTGAAGAGTATCATTATCTACGTGGGCGCTACAATTCTCTCGCCGACCTAGAATCTGAACTTAGAGAATTGCTAAAAAAGGTAATAGAAAACGATGAGCAAGGTAATAGTTCCTGAACATGTCGCAAAAGCAGTAGAAAAAGATAATCTACTAAAAGCAAAAGAAGAAAAAACCCCAGAAGCAGTTAAAGAAGTAGAAAATGCTTATACAGAAGCTTCTAAAAGAGTATTGGATCCTTCCTTGCTCGATAAATCATTTTTAGAACGTATGCCTCAACCTACTGGTTGGAGGATATTAATATTACCCTACAAAGGTAAAGGTGTATCAGAGGGCGGTATTCAGCTAGTAAAAGAAACCATAGATAGGGAATCATTAGCAACAGTAGTGTCCTACGTTGTTAAAATGGGGCCTATGTGTTACTCAGATAAAAACAAATTTGGAGATACTCCTTGGTGTGAAAAAGGAGATTGGGTGCTAATTGGTAGATATGCAGGAGCTAGGTTTAAACTTGGCGACGATGCAGAGTGCCGTATTATAAACGACGACGAAGTTATCGCGACTATTGAAGATCCCGATGATATCGTTAGCGCATAACGTGAGGAGGACTCATGCAAGAACCACAAATGAATGAAGAAGTACAACAAGATCCTATAGAAGATGGAGAAATTGTTGAGCTAGAAACAGAAGAATCTTCAGAAGGTAAAGAAGCTGAAGTAGTAGTAGAAAATGTTTCTGAAGAAGAAGAAAAGAAAGTTAAGAAAGAAGACGAGTTAGAAGATTATTCTAAGGGCGTTCAAAAAAGAATAGCTACGCTTACTAAAAAAATGAGAGAGCAAGAAAGAGCAGCTAATTCTGCTTATGAATATGCTCAATCATTACAAGCAGAGAATCAACAATTAAAACAAAGCAGCACAGAGTTAAATAAAAATTATTTATCTGAAGCTCAAAACAGATTAAATTCTCAAAGAGCGCAAGCTAATGCAGTTTTAAAAAATGCTTATCAAGAACAAGACTGGGACAAGGTAACAAAGGCCCAAGGTATTCTTGATAAGATAACAGTAGAAGAAAGCAAGTTGGCAAATACTACTCCAGTACAAGTAGAACAACCAACTAGCTATCAAAATTACCAAGCTCCAATACAGCAACAGGCTCCAGTTCAGCAACCAGCTCAACCAGACCCTGCAGCAGAAGATTGGGCTAGTAAAAATGAGTGGTTTGGCGAAGATGAGACAATGACCCTAGCCGCTTTTAACATTCATCGTAAATTAATTGAGGAAGAGGGCTTTGACACTTCTGATGCTACATATTATGATGAGATAGATAAACGTATCAGAACTGAATTTCCTCACAAATTCTCAACAGGTGATGAAGTCAAGTCTAATAGCAAAATGCAACAAAATGTTGCACCAGCTGGAAGAAGTGATAGTTCTGGGCGCAAACGTCAAGTCAAACTTAGCGCAAGCGAAGTTCAAATGGCAAAACGTTTAAATGTGCCGCTTGGTGAATATGCCAAGTACATTAAAAGGTAAATTATTATGACTGATGAGAATAAAATAGAACAACAAAACAGAACTCCGCGTTCTGCAGAAACTCGAGCTAAAGATACTGCTCGCAAACCTTGGCGTCCCCCATCTATGTTGGATACGCCTCCAGCACCTGAAGGATATACCTACAGGTGGATAAGAGCCGAACTTGTCGGCGAAGAAGATAGAAAAAATGTTATGTCTAGGATGCGTGAGGGTTTTGAACTCGTACGTTCTGAAGAAATACAGGATTTTGATCTTCCGAGCATGGATGATGGAAGGCACGCTGGAGTAGTAGCCGTGGGTGGTTTGCTGTTGGCGAAGATTCCTAATGAAACACGTGATGAAAGAAACGCCTATTTCAATGATCGTGCAAAACTGCAACAAGATGCAGTTGATAATGACTTAATGAAAGAATCTGACCCTAGTTCTCCGATGTTAAAACCTCAGAGATCTACAAGCGTAACTTTTGGTGGTGGAAACAGAGATTAATCTGATTTCACTTAAATAAAACTTTTTAAAAAAGGTAAATATTATGGCGAATGTAAATGCACCTTTCGGTTTAAAACCCATTGGAAAGTTAGGCTCGGCTGTTAATTCTACAGGAACAACAGAGTACGACATTCTATCAGGTACAACTGGAACTATTTATACAGGCGACCCAGTTAAAATGGTCAACACAGGCGGTATTGCCGTTGCTGCTGCTGGCGATTTATTACTAGGAGTCTTTCAAGGCTGTCACTATACTGATTCAAACGGAGACAGAATTTTCTCTCCTGTTTGGACTACAGCGACAGTAACCAGCGACTGCAAAGCAGCCGTTGTCGACGACCCAGATGCTTTATTTGAAGTTCAATCAGCTGCTACAGGTAGCGTTACTCAAACCGTTGTTGGTTTGAATGGCGATATTGTTTATGCTGCAGGTTCTACAATATCAGGCGTCTCAGGAGTTAAAATTAGTGGCACTACAGCTACTGGTACAGCTCAACTGAGAATCATGGGTATATCAAACGATCCTTCTAACAATGCGTTAGGAACTGGATCTTTATCAACCAATGTTAACTTTATCGTCAGAATTGCCGAGCATTTTAACAGAACAGCTGCGGGAGTATAATAATGGCTATAAATAGAGCGCAATTAGCGAAAGAATTAGAACCAGGATTAA